TTCTTTTTTTAAAGACTCAGGTACACTTAAATATATGACAAAGGACAATTGATCTGAATGATCGTGTGGTGGATTAAACTCATGTTTTGTTTGAAAGTTAACCCACAGCGCAGTCATTAGATACTCTGGCTTGTGCTTATGTTTTTGATTCTTCCACATTTGCCATGCTTCATCATATACTCCAAGTATTTGAGAGAAATAAGGTATAAAGAGACTTCTATCTCTAAATTTGTATTCTTCTTTAATGATTCCTGCTAATTTTTCTTGATATAAATTTTCTTTTTTTCTAGATGCATTAGCCTCTTTAATAAGTAACTTATGAAACTCTTCAGATATTTTAATTTTTAATACGCAGGGACCCCAGTTATATATTCCATAGGTCGCCTTCTTATTAGGCATATTAGTTTCTATAGTTTTTTCCAAGATTCCTCGCTACGTTTCTAGACCAATCATATAAAATTTTATTGGTATATAAGT